TAATGCGTTATATACATTTAGACGTTGCGAAGAATTTAAGAAAATAACATTTGCACAATTAACTATTACTAAGAAATTAGAAAAGAATTGCAGTGTAAGTGAAGCAGAAAAGTGGGCTTATGCCGATAATAACTATGCAACATTAGTAGAAGGTTTATTAGTTGCAGAAAAGAACTATTCAATTCTAAAAGGCAAGTATGCTAACTTACAGTCTTGGGTGGACTTGTATAGAAGCTGGTTAGTTACTAATCGTGAACTGAGTCGCTAAATGAATGATAAAAAATACATTGAAAACTTTAACCATGAATCTTATGAAAATCGCACAAAGAATTATCTTAACATTAGTGAAGATCGTTTCGTTCAGTATTGCATTAATCGTGGCTATCTTTACAGGAAGCTTGGTCTTAATGCTGTTAGTGATTCTCAATCTTTCGCTGAAAGTATTATACCTTTGTTTGCCAAACTCCCAACCCTTATCAAAGCTTTCCCAGACTACTTCGTTTACGCACCTAAAGAAGCACATAAGCAAGAGCAGTTCTTTGTTGAATTAAAGAACGCAACTTGGGAACATGGTAAGACTTTAACTAAGATTAAAGTTAGAGATGTTAAAAGATATATTTATTTTGAACAAGCTTTTACAAACTATCACACTAAATTCACAATCTGCTTTCCTTTAGCTGATAAGATTATATTTAAAAGTGTAGATCAAATATTAAAGCTACTACCAAAATCGCAATTAAAATGCTTTCCAAATGATAGTATAGAATACTTTGAAGTACAGTTAAATTAGTGAATAGTGTTGGAAATATCTTCATAATAATCATACCAATTACACTCCTCTACTTCAAACTCAACTCCAGTTATTCTAAGTTTCTTAACTTGTTTTAATGAAGCAAGAAATGAACTGGCATTTACAAAGCTGTCAGTATCAAAGAATCTGCAAAAAGCTACATCTTCCTTTATACTTTCATCATTTACTTTCACAAAGCTTACAGCATAAGTGATTAAGTAGAAGTTCATTTTTTAAATATGTCTAGTGTCGGCTTCAATCCATAAATTGCTGAGAAGATACCTACAATCAACCATTGATACCAACTAGGAAACTTACCAAAGTAATCAAAGAATAAATCTAGTTTAGATTTGATGTTAGCATCATCACTAATTATTGCATAAGACAGTACGACAATGGGTATGCAAACAACAAATAATACTATTTCATCTTTAATAGATTTGTCTTGTTGGTCGTAAACATCTCTAGTGTACTCTATCTCACCCTTTGCCATACGTTCATAGTATCTACGTTCAGCTTCAGATTCTAATAGTTCTGATTGCTTATGATTCTTATAAATCTCAGCACCAGTTTTAACTACTGTTGGTATGATATTCCACCACATATTAATCTACTGCACAAATGTTGATTTGACCAGAACCATCACCAGATTTAATAAAAGCTATTTTGTCTCCTGATTTAAAAGTAAAATAATTAACAGAATCTTGAGTTACTATTATATCATCTTCTGTTGCAGTTGGATTAGAACCAAACTTAATATGTGCATGAGTGCCAGTTACGGCTATTCTAACTATACCAGATTGAGTAATAATAGCTGATGATTGTGCTGATGTAGCACCAATAGTGAATGTTTCTGGTGTAAAATCGTTATCTATTGTAACTATTGTATAATTTGACATATAAAACTCCTTAAATTTGCCTATTTAAACCCTTAAAATACCCCTAAATTTTAATGTTATAGAAGTTTTTAAGATAATGCTCGTTTTAAAGCCACTATGCCTTAAAATGCGTTTAAATGATATTATCTACTTTTAGTTGTATCTATTAGCAGTTCTATGTAGTGTTTTGCCTTTTCTAAGTCTTGGACACCACCCTTCTCTTTAAATCGTAAAACATACTTTATGATATTACCTTCACAAAATCCAATATTATTTTTTACTATAAATTCTACTGGTTGTATCTGGTATTTTTTGTAGTGGTTTCCACCAACTTGTTTTTTATAAGACTTCATAGACTGTTCTTCCATTAGCTTTGTATGCTCTTAAATACATCTTACGATTATTACTTTTGTTGTAGCTACAATGAATCCAACCTGAGTTAGGATTTTCAGGAGACCAATATTCAAGAATACATTGGTCAAATTCTAAGTTCTTCACAATCCATAAACTTACTTCTTGATTAGAAACTCCTAGTATTTCAAAATCAACTGCCATTCCAAGACAATGCTGACTGCTGGGAGAACTACCTATAACTTTTGATAATTCAGGAGAACGATAACCAGATGTTATTTTAATATCTCCAAATTGATTTATAATTGGTTGTATAACTTCGTAGATTAATGTTTGTAGATTAATTAAGATTTGATCTGTTGGAGTATTGTCTATTCCAAGTCTTGTAGCAGTCTCACTAAAAAGCAGTTCCTTCAAACTTACTTCTCTCATATATAGATATTGTTATCCCAATCTCCGTTACGTTTCAAATACATTGGTGTTAAATGTGGCATACCATTTGTTATTAGTCCACAAGATAAAATAGGTTTTTTTAAATTAAGTCTCATGTAGTTCATAGCTAAAGCATCTTTATTAATTAAGCAACCTACAGTCATACCAAAGTTTAAATGGAAATCATTACCATGAAATCTTACTTCACTAATTGTATGATAATGTCCCTGAACAACTGATAGAGCATATTGAGCAACAGCTTTAGAAACATCAGGAGAGAATTGATGACCAAAAAGTATTCTACCTTTGCCTGTGTCTATAAAATGTTTTTCTTTCCAGTTCCAACCTTTACCTACTTCTAAGATTTGATTGTAAGATTTGATAAAAGATTTAGTCATTCCTTTTGCCATAGCACGTCTTAAAACCATAGAACCATGATTTGATTCTAATAAAGTCATTTGTGGAAATAGTTTATGAAGTTTTTGTATTTCTTTTTTACCAAGTTCTAATTCATCTTTAGGAGATGGAAGATCAGGGTCTATTGTGTGAGATACGTTGATAGAATGAAAATCCATTTCATCACCAATATTTACAATGGTATCTGGTTTGTATTTAGCTTTTAATTTTGTAAGAAATCCATGCCAGTCTTTATGAGCAAATGGAAAGTGTAAATCAGATATGACTAATATTCTTTTATTTTTCATATACCTATTCTGTTATTAGTATTCGTATTTTTTAGCAATAGTTACTTAGCTAAAAATAAAGTCAATAAAGCCATGCTTAAAGTTCCCAAAGCAATAAAAATTGACCAAAAAAGTTTTTCTAATCTTCGTTCCAGTTTATAGACAGCACAAGACAATACTTTTAAACTAGCTTTGACACCTGTGATATGACCTTTTAAAGATATTAGTTCTTCAGACTGTGTTCTTTTCATTAATTTAATTTGTTTGATTTAAATGAATTTTCTAATGGTGTAAGATATTGAAGATTCCATTCAACATGAAGTCCACAAACATTTTTACCTTGAAGTGGTACAATATGGTCTACATGGTAACCTTTTGGACAGTTCATATATATCTCTTTTATCTTTTTAAGATTAGCAAATCTAGGAGTTGCTTTTAATTTTACTGCACGTCTTTTAGCACTTAAAGCACTATGAATGTGTGGTTTGTTTAAACGATATAATCTATTCACCTTTTTTATTTTTTCTTTATTATTTAAATAAAACAATTTATCTTTTTCCTTTATCTTTTCTTTATTATCTAAACGATATTGTCTGCTATATTCTTTTAATTTTTCTTTATTGGTTAAATAATACAATTTTCTGTATTCTTTAATTTGTTCTTTGTTTTTTAAATAGTTTTCTTTTTGTTTTTCTTTATTTTTTAAGTAATATAGTTTTTTAGACTGTTTATTTTTTAAACTATATTCTTTTTGATATTGTTTTATTTTATCTTTATTTTTTAAACGATATTCTTTTAGGTATTGTGTACTTGCCATTGTCTTTTTCGCATTTGCAAGACTTTAGCAAGACGCACCCACCATTTGCTAGTTTGAAAATGCACATTAAATTTTATGCACTAATATCAAACTATTGTGTTTTAATAAAGTTATTTTTTATAGAATTTTTCTACTGTATCTGCGTAGTTCTTCCAAAAGCTTTTAGCATCTTCAAAAGCATCTGCATAGAATTTAGACCAGTAGTTCTTAATGTCAGAATAGTTTAGCATTGTTATCTCCGTTAGTTATTGCCAACATATAATGTTGCAACCAACGAAGTTCAAGACTACTTGATGTTTAAATGTATTTTAATTGATTCTATGAAGTCGTTTATAGCTGGTTCAAACTTCCAACCAAGATAAATTCCTAAGATAACTCCTAATATAAATGTAATCATATTTTTTTAATTACTTCGTCTAATGTTTCTAAAACTTCCCAACCAGTAGTGCCATTATGAAGTATTGTTGTATTTTTGTTTGTACTAAAAATAGATGTTATATTGTTAATGTTTAAGTAGATAGCTTTTCCTTTAAAATCAGGATTGTCAGCAACATTAGTAAACCCAATAAACTTATCAGATTTATTATCTAGTTTTAATTTAGTGATTTTTTGTTTTTCTAACTTAATTATTTTTGACATATACCTTCCTATTTAATTATCTTGTTTTAATTTCCCAATTTATAATGGATTCATTCCAAGAATAATACTGATTTTCTTCTAATTCCGTTGTAGGCATAGTAACTGGTGCTTCCCAATGACAAGTATCTTCGTTTAATATCCAAGAGTTAAAAGGTTTAGGTGCTATAAAAGCATCTCTTTGTTGGTCATATTGATAACCAATACCTGCGTAATTTTTTCTAAAATTATTATTGTAAGAAGTTTGTTTCCAGACATCTCTTGTATTATAAAGTTTATTAATAAAATCTACTCCAGCTTGTTCAGTAGTTGCAATATCATTTGATACTACAATTACTTGTTCAACTATATTTCCTACTCCTAGTTTTGCAAAGTGTGCCATAAATTATCCTGTATAAGTTCCTGATGCTGTGTATGTTAATATTGTATCTGAACCAGATGTTGTAACTGTTGGTGAACCAGTAGTTGTTCCTGAATAACTAGCAGTAGGCATACGAAGTATTACAACTCCTGAACCACCAGCACCCCCAGTATAAGAACTTGATACTGAAGAAGCACCTCCACCACCTCCACCAGTATTTACAGTAGCTGATGTACCAGCACTATTACCTCCACCTCCAGCACCACCTCCGCCAGAAGCTGTCCCTCCTGCTGTATTTCCACCACCACCACCACCACCTGCTCTTGTAACTGAAGAACCAGTTATTGAAGAAGCTAAACCAGCACCTCCAGCACCTCCAGTACTAGAAGAATTGTTACCACCAACAGCACCAGCTCCTCCTCCACCAGCACCTGCGGTATTAACATTACAAGTTCCACCATTATATCCTTGATTAGCAGTACCAGAACCTCCTACACCACCAGCCACATCTGTTGTTGAACCTGCACCTCCACCACCAGAACCTCCATTATTATCTCTTGTAGTATTATAAACTTGTCCCTTACCACCACCAGATGATGTAATTGTTGATATTCCTGTTCCTGAAATTGAACTATTACTTCCTACACCTCCAATACCAGTTGTATTACTTGCTGTACCAGCAGTTCCTCCAGCACCAACTGTAATTGTATAAATTGTTCCTGGTGTAAATGATAGTTCTGTTTCTGAACTTCCTCCACCTCCAGATGTTTCTGTTGAATATGAATTTCTATATCCTCCTGCACCACCACCTGCATTTGCTGCACCACCAGGATTTGAACCTCCTCCTCCTCCACCACCAGCTATTACTAAAAAATCTACTGAATAAGGTGCTGGTGAAAAAACATCTGTTCCTTCATTAACACCTGAATAAGCTAACCAACCTTGTGTTGAATCTATATAAACTAATCTTGCACCTTCTCTTTCACCAGTTAATTGAAAATTACTTGCTACACCTTCTATTTTTCCACCATTAGGATTAATAGTAAGTGCATTTGTATCAAAAGTTCCTGCGTAATCTAAAATTATAACTTCATCTCCAGCACTTGGAGTTGCAGGTAAAGTTACTGTAAATCCTGCTGATGTTGTGTTACAAAAATATCCTTTATTAGCAGTTGCTGTAAATCCTGTTGTTTTAACAGTTGTATCCCAATCAGCAGTTCCATCAGCAGAAATTGTACTAAAAGACAATACTCCAGAACCATTTGTGCTTAATACTTGTCCATTTGTTCCATCAGTTGCAGGTAATGTAAAAGTTAAATCAGCACTAACACTAGCTGGTGCTTTTAATGCAACATAGTTAGTTCCATTAGCTGTTGTTTCTCTAAATCTTACTTCTTTTTGATTGTCTAAAATTAAATTAACAGAAGATGTTGTAGCTGAATCTGAAAGTGTTAAAACAGTTCCAGTCGCAGTTGTTGAAAGTCCAGTTATTGTGATTGAAGAATCTAACCAATCAACTGTGTTAGCTGAGTAGTTAATTGTTGCTAAAGATATATCATCAGAACCATCAAAAAATTTTAAAGTAGGAGAAGTTGCGTTTGTAGTATCTAACCAGATTTGTCCAGCGACAGCACCAGTTGGTCTTGATGTTCCTGAGTGATTTGTTTGAATTGCTGAAAGTGCGTTGTTTAAATCTGAACGAAATGCAGGGAAACCCTGATTCGCAATATTCATGTCGTGTTGTGCCATATTCTATCTAATATCCTTTAGCTAAATAATCAAAAGTTTTGGTAACTCCTGAATTGCTACTATTTTTAAATGCAACATCAAAACCATTAACAGTTTTATTTGAAATTGTAAAGTAGTCTCCTGTCGCCATTCCTTGTCCTGTAATTCCTACTGCATAAGAAGTTGAATAAAAAGGTAAAGTAAATACAACTGTATAAGTTCCTGTTCCTGAAACAATATCATTTCCACTAAATATTCTGTCAGGCATATCTATACTTACTGATAAAGCACTAATAACTGGAGTAGATGATAAATCAAAAGACCTCAATGTTACTCTAAATTTATAATATCTAGCTGTGTAATCTCCGACAACAAAGTTTCTAAATGTAGTGTAAGTAATATTGTCATTAGATAAAGCAATCTCAATATGAGCATTACAATTAGCTGGAGTATCTCCATCAAAGTTAGATGGTGCGTCATCAAAATCTCCAGTTCTTAAGTCAAATAAATCATCTAAGTTATCTGATGTTTGTGTAATAGAAGCAGTTACTCTTGAAGTATAAACTGCACCAATGTCTATTGGAGTTGAGAATAAATAAGTTCCTTCAGAATATAAATCATAAGAACTTACACCAGAATCAAATAATGAAGTTCCTGAATCAAAATTGCCAGTAGCAGAATCAAATAGTTCTGATGAATCTAATCTTAATGTATTATCTAAAACAACTGTATTAGTTTTAGTACCTGAAAATGTAGGAGATTCTGTTTGTGTTGCAACAGCATTATAGTTTCCTATTGATAATACATTTGTTTCAATGATTGTTTCATTAGAAGAATAGTTACCATTTTTATCTACTGCTTTAATAAGATATGAACCAACTCTTGCTGGAACTGTTACTGAAGTAGCTGGTCTTGCAACTTTTTCAACCAAAGAAACTGAGTTAGCCCAAGAAGCACCAGTTGTTAATGTAGAATATCTAATTTGATAATGTGCTAAATCTAAATCACTAATTTGTTGCCAAGATAAATGTGCGTCTCCACCAATAATGTTACAAGAGAAATCTGTTACATCAGAAGGTGGTGCAATTCCACCAACAATAGTTCTTGTTGCAGATGTATAAGTAGATTGTACTCCTAATGTATTAAATGCTTTTACTCTTACATTATAAATTAATCCATCTACTACGTTTAGTATTCTGTGATTTAATCCTTTAACTTGACCAGATACAATGTAGTCAGTATCGGTACTTAGTTTGTATTCTACTTGGTAATAGTCCACGAAGTTATCTGTTGATGCACCAATGGTTACATCTAAAGCTGTAATAACAACTCCATCTGAGTATTCAATAAGTTGGTCATCTAAAGTAACTGAAGCTGGTGCAGATACAGAAAAAGGATTTGGAAGTACAGTATCAGCTATTGTAGGTGCTTCGCCTTTTTCTTCCCAAGTATAAAAGTTATCTTGATGTTCTTCTAGTCCAAGAGTTACTGTTGAATCTGAATTAATAGCTAAAGACATTACTCTAAATGGTTTAGCACTAAATCCTGCTGTGTCGTATGTAGCTGTTACAATATCGCCAATAGATAAGTTAAGTGCTTCTGATGTAACTGTTACTTCTGCTTTTAAATTGTTTCTTGATCTCTTTAATATGTTCTCGCAAATTTCTTCTGCTTGATAAGGAGAAGTTACCTGTAACATATCAAAGCTTCTCTCTAATAAAGTATTATTATCATCACTTAACATTGTTGCGTGTTGATCTGCTGGGTCTAATGCAGAATCATCATAAGGTGGATATGAAACTGTATCTGATTGATAATCTTTTTCAGGGTTTGTGAATGTTCCTATAACTCTATTATATTTTTCAGATTTGCTTTCGCCTTGTAATTTAACTTCGCTTACAACATTATCTTTAGTTAATAGTAATTGTGAACTTCCTGTTCCTTCAATAATAACTTTGTATTTACCTTGTGTGTAATTAAAGATTGCTCTCATTGGCACTAAGAGTTCTCTTACATTCTCTAATACCTTTTTCTCACTATCTATAACTGCATTTGTTTCAAATAAGTTTATATCGCTTACTGCACCAGAATAAGGTGTAACTTGTGTATCGCAGGTATTTGCAGAAGTCTTAAATGAATCGTAGTTTGTTTCAAAGGCATCATTAGGCAATCCTTTTCCATATCTGCTATTTCTTAGATAATCTAAAAGAACTAATGATGAGTTCGCAGAATAAGCCCAAGTAGTTGCATCATCTTGTCTATGAGAACCAGAACCACCTTTAGTTGAATCTAATCTTGGGTCATAAATCTTTTTACCTCTAACTGTTACTCTAACTTCTGGTAATCCATTAAAAGCATCTTGATTCCATTTAAAACGTAAAGCAACATAAGCAAGACCAGATAGTTTATGATCTGATGTCCAATTAGTAGTCTCATCAAGTAAAGAAGAAGCTGATTGATTATCTAATCCAAAAAATCCTTGAATAGATATTAAACTTTCACCACCTTTATAATAATTGGCATCTCCACTAGATACTCCTCTTATAGTTCCATTAGTTAATGCACCATCAAATGTTACTAGTTTGTCATCAACGTAAACTTCATCTATTGCAGTAATTCCTGCACCACCACCTTCACAAAGAACTCCAGCTACATAAAGATATTGATTGTCAGCACCAGAACTTTCAACAAATACTCTAGTTAATCCTACTTGTCTTTTACCATAAACAACAGGAATAGGATTGTTATTAGAATCTTTATTTACTAATGTTCCTTTTGCTTCGTCTTGTGATGATTGTCTAGGTGCTTTTGGTTTAGGCGATATAATATAACTTATCGCAGTTGTTATAACGAACTGAATGATTGCTGATACTATTGCACCTTTAGCCATTAAACGTGAAACTCCCTTTTAAACTTTTCTGCTTTTCTATAAATATGAAAGTTATTATCTTGCCTTACCCATTTAACAGATTCATTAACTTCAATTTTTTCTTTAAAATAATTTTTAACCCATTTCATAATTTGTAAACAATTACTTTTTGCTAATACATTCATAACCCAAATATTGTCTCCACAATTCCATTCATTGTCTTTTAGCTTTCCAGTTAAAACAAATCTTTGTTCAACATTATCACTTAGATATGCCCAGTTAGTAAATCCAATATCTTGATTTCCTATTCTGTGTATTTGATATTGGTCTAAGTTAATTGATGGTGTAACCATCTTAACTAAAAATTCATAAGATAATTTATCGTACTTAGGAAATTGTCTAAATAAATGAATTGTTCTATACAAGTCATTCATTATGCTGAACCCCACTTAATTCTTTGTGCTGTCTTACTTGCAAACTCCATACCTTTGTCATTAGGAAAATATATCTTTTGTGAGTTTTCAGCAGTTCTTCTTCCTGAAGTCTTTTCAAAATCTGACCAATGAGAAGATATAATAATATTAACAGATGAAGTTGTTTCATTTTCTTCTAAAGTAAAGCTAGATATTCTTCCATCAAACAAAAGAAATGGGTCAGCTATTAATGCCTGACTATCATTTAAAAAACCTCTATAAACTTTTGCAGGTTTGTTCATGTAATTGTTGTTAAGCAATAAAGAAATTATTGTTGTATCTGCACCTGAAAATTTAAGTGATAATGTATTTACTGCAACGTCTGCGTTTTCTTGTACTTCTGAACTTCCTAAGAATAATGATGAAGCTGTGTAAGTATTTCCATCAAAGGTTAAATCTTTATAATGATCTGTATAATAAGTTCCTGTGCTAATTCCTAAATAAACAAGTTCTACTGGATTGAGTTTATTAGTTGCTATCTCGGCTATAACTCCAGCAGTTAATGATCTTGTCATTACAGTACCTCTATTAAATCAACTTCGTATTGGAAATAGTTTTCTGTACCGATAGTAAATTCTTGAATATCTCCTGTAAGTCCAACTGTAAAATCTACATTATCATAAAT